CACTTGTCATCTACAGTCGAAAACCCGATATACGCGCCCACCACAGAACCCACGAAAAGGTAGAACGCGCCAGCGACGCTTCCAAGTTGAGCAGAGTCGGTGACGAGCAAGAGCAAAGGGAACACCAAGCCTGCAACCAAGGAAGCCCAGGCCATGCGTCGTCTGTTCTTCCATCGGTCAACATGGTCCATTATTCCTTGTCTTCCTTGTGCTCGAGTTTCTTAAATATCAGGCCCAGCGTGTTGTCGATCTTATTGAAGCCGTCCTTCATGTCTTGCTTGATCTCACGCACTGCTTCTTTGAAGTCATCCTTGCGCACATAGACCTCTGGCAGATCACGCTCGATTTGGCGGATGTCGCTCTTGAGTTCTTTGATCGCGTCCCAGATAACTTTCAAGACCCAGCCTCCAAGAAATCCGCAAACACCTACCACCCAGTTAAAAAGCGTCTGGTCCATTACTCATCCTTATGGCTGTTGATCTGGGACAGCATCCCATGTTTGAGTTGATTCGTTCCATGTGTAGCGGCCATCATCCAAAGGATAAGGTGCAGGCGCTTGCCACAAACATGTGTCGTCGTTCAACAACCAGCTTGCGTATGGCTTTGGAGGGATGAATGCATCACGCGTTGCGTCAAAGCTGTAGCCAATACCGGCGTAGTTCTTGCGCAGTGCTTTGCTTTGATCAGCAGAAGGCTCACCAGTTGCTGGGTCGTAGTGAACGCCACCACGCGTGTTGTATGAGGTCTGAATCCATTGACCAGGACTTGAGTCCACAAAGGTGTCAAAGAATTCTGGATCGGCGACGATGACTTGCTCGACGATTCCGTTGTTTACTTTTGCAAAATGTGCCATGTGCTTCTCCTGTTATGCAGTGAATGTGCCGCTGGATGTAAATGTGTGAATGGTGTATCCGCCAGAGGTTGTGACTATGCCGCCAGTACCTTTTTGTGATCCTGCATAGCGAACAATAACAACACCAGAGCCACCGCCACCGCCGCCAGGGCCATCGTATCTACCGCCACCGCCGCCACCGCCAGTGTTTGCTGTACCTGGTGTTCCAAGGCCGCTATTAGTTCCTGCGCCACCACCACCAAGACCGCCAGAGCCTTGTGTAGAACCTTCTTGCAAGTTGCCGCCACCACCACCACCGTAATATGTAGCAGAGCCGCCAATGCTGTATTGCAAGCCATTGCCGCCGTTACCGCCAGAGGTTGTACTTCCGTTGCCGCCGACTTGGCTTGCACCACCACCGCCGCCGCCTGGATATTGTGACCCACTAATATTCGGTGTGCCTCCAGCAAAACCTTGACCATTTGTTCCCGCGCCACCAACAGAGCTTGCTCTACCACCGCCGCCACCAGAGCCACCACTTCTGCCGTTTACATTGTTACCACCAGAGCCACCGCCACCACCAGCAATTGATGTGTAGGAAGCAAACGATGAATTGGCTCCGTCATATCCATTACCTGGTACAGATTGGTAACCGCCGCCGGAACCAGCGCCACCAGCGCCAACAACCACAGCGTATGACGCCCCACCGGTCAGTGTTATTGCCGAACCGTTAGGTGTTTTTGGAGTTTCTGCGCCGTAGTAAAGCAGTCCACCAGCACCGCCTCCGCCACCGGAGTGAATACCACCGCCACCGCCGCCAGCAACAACAAGCAATTCAACTGCATATGGTGCGCGTTGTTCGCCAACTGCAACCCATGCAGTGCCGTCATAAGTTTCGATGCCGTTAGTTGTCGTGTTGTTGCGAATCATGCCAACATGAGGAGACGCTGGCCGTTCAGCCGTTGTGCCGCTTGGAATATCAAGAGCACCTGTGCTTGTATTGGTCTTGTCGCTGATCGATGCAGGCGTCACATTGTCGAGCGATGATGCATTGATGTCACCACCCGCGTCGACAATCACCTGCGATAAATTTCGTGCTTTGCTCATATCGATTCCTTATGCCGTGAATGTGCCGGACGAAGTGAAGGTGTGGTAGGTGTAGCCGCCGGATGATGTGACCGTGCCGCCTGTGCCGCGCTGTGCGCCAAGGTAACGAATTATCACGATGCCAGAACCGCCAGAGCCACCATTTGTCGTTGCAGAATTATTAGATCCGCCACCACCACCGCCGCCGCCAGTATTAGCAGTTCCAGAAACGCCATTACCAGGACCGCCTGTGTTGGTCCCGTAGCCGCCACGACCACCACCTCCGTTACCACCAGATGAGGCAACAGTGCCAACATAATTTCCGCCGCCGCCACCACCAGCATAAAAAGTTCCAAGAGACTGCCAATTTAAACCGGCTCCGCCATTTCTTGCTTCTGCGTCTACAACATTTGTGCCTGCCGCGCCAGCGCCGCCACCCCCAGCACCGGTTCCGTTACTTGAATTTCCTGCACCACCTGCGTTTCCTTGCCCTGATGTGCCAGCACCGGCAGAACCACCGCTATATGTTCCGCCTCCACCAGACCCACCAGATATGCCGCTTGGGACTCCATTGTGCCCACCACCGCCACCACCAATTGCAACTGCAAGGGTAGACAAAGAAGAGTCAGATCCGTTAAATCCGCGCTGACCACCAGTGCCACCATTTCCGCCAGCGCCAATTGTTATAGAGTAAGAGCCACCAACGCTTGCAAGTAGAGTGTCTGCAAGGTATCCACCCGCACCACCACCTCCTGCCGCATATGAACCTCCAACACCACCACCACCACCGCCACCAGCAACAACAAGATATTCGGTTGAATAACTTATTCCTTGGCTAAAAGGCTTCCATGCAGAACTGCTTGCGTCATACCATTCAGGAATTCCTGTTGAAGTATTTGCTCTAATCATTCCAAAAGTTGGAGATCCTGGGCGCTCTGCTGTTGTACCAGAAGGAAGATCAAAATAACCAGTGCTGGTATTGTTTTGATCAGACACAGCAGTTGGAGTGACAGCCACAGTTTTAAATGTGTTGTCACCGGCCAAGAATGTCGATGCATTGCGCGTGCCAGTTGCATTCAGTTTGCTGATGTTGGTTGTGTTGTCGATCAAACCAGAGCCGTTAAAACTGGCCACATTAAATGTGCCAAACGCAACAATGTTGAGTTCGTCATTTAACGCGGCGCCAGAAGCCAGCACAACACTTGTTCCGCTTGACGCAGTAAAGTCTGTGCTATCAAGACGAACGCCGTTCAAATAAATGTCAGCAAAGCCTGCGTCGTATGTGAGCGTGTTGCCATTGCTGTCTACACCAGTGAAAGTCGTTTGGCCAGCCGTTGCAATGTATCGATAGCGTTGGCTTGTGCCGTTGACGCTCGAGCCAGCAGGAACCCAGCCAGTGCTTGCACGCACAAACATTGCATTGCTTGTGCTGTTGAAATATAGGTCGCCAACCTGTAGCGCACTGCCATCATTACGAAGCGTAGGAGGGCTTGCTTTTGCGCCCTGGTAAGTGTCTGCATAGTCGTTGATGCTGGACACATTGGCCGCAACAGTTGGAATGTCAGATGCAACAGTAGCCACAGCAGTGACATCAGCAGAAATTCCTGCAACAGTCGTCACATTGGCCGCTACACCAGCAACCGTGGTCACATTGGCGGAAATGCCCGCAACAGTTGTGACATTGGCGCTCACGCCTGCAACGGTAGTTACATTGGGCGCGATGCCTGCAACAGTGTTGACATTGCCTGCAACGCCTGCAACGGTCGATACATCAGCGATGTTGGTGCCTACAGTATTGACGCTTGCAATGTTGTTTGCAACGACATCGATCTCGCTGGTTGGCTCGTTCAAGTCATTGGCAACAGTCGTGATCGCGGCGATGTTTGTCGCGGCAGTGTTGATGTTGGTTGAGTTCGTCGCAACAGCGTTGATGTTGGTGCTGTTGCCAGCCACTGCGTTGATGTTGGTCGAGTTACCTGCAACCGAGTTCACATTTGCAATGTTGGTTGCAGTCGTGTTCACATTGGCGATGTTGGTCGCCACGGTTGTGATGTTCGTATTGTTTGCGGCAGTCGTGTTGACGCTTGCGATGTTTGTGCCAACTGTGTTGACATTGGCAATGCTACCGGCAACTGTTTCGATCTCAGAGACAGGCTCATTGAGGTCGTTGGCCACGGTAGTCACAGCGGCAATGTCACCAGCAACAGTCACCACGCTGGCGCTGTTTGTGGCCACTGTAGACACATTGGCAGAGATGCCTGCAACGGTCGTCACATTGGCGCTGATACCAGCGACTGTGTTGACATTGGCAATATTGGTGCCGACAATGTTTACATTCGTGATGTTGGTCGCGACAGTTTCAATCTCAGACACCGGCTCGTTCAAGTCAGCCGCCACAGTGTTGACCGAAGCCACATTGGTGGCCACAGTCGTCACATTGGACGACACACCGGCCACGGTGTTCACATTGCTGATATTGCCGGAGACAGTATTCACATTGGCGATGTCGTCGCCAACATTGTTGACATTGTCGATGTTGTTCGCAACGATGTCGATGTTACCTGCGCTGTCTGCCAGGCGCACGATGTCGGCCACCAGGGCGTCGGCATCGGCACTGCTTGTGATCGGCAACTTGGCCGAGCGGTCGACAGCTTCTTGCAACTGCTGGATCTGAATCGTTGCACGGTCCAGCGCGTCGGTGATCACTTCAGGGTAGAAGCCACCCTGGTTGGTCAAGTCGGTTGGCTGAAGGTTCTCGATGTCCGAGGTGATGACCAGGTTGTAGCCGGTCGCCAGGGCGCCAGCAGACAGCGTGATCGTGCCGCCAGGGCTTGAGTTTTGGTCTTCGTTGACGGATGCGGTGAAGTCAGTGTTGAGGACCAAAATCGTTTCGATATTGGTTGCAACCGTGAGTTTGACCACTTCCAGGTCAGAAGCCTGGAAGACCTTGAATGTAAAGGGGAAAGTCGCGGCTGTTCCGTTACCTATGAACGGACCGGCTTTCCGGCTATTTGAACTGATGG